GGTAGCTAATCTAGAAAAGCAGTTTAGAGATAAACAAGAAGAATATAAAAGCTTATATCTAGATAAAGCTTTAGCAGATTCTAAACTAGCTCTATGCAGAAATAGCTTAGATCAGCAGAATGAAGCGATAAAGAATCTAAGCGTTCAAGTAGTTAAAAAACCTGAGATCGAAGTTAAGTACAAGTATATAACTAAGCCTAATGATAGTTGTGAATCTAAGCTTAAATACTATGAAGGGATAGCTAATGAAGCTGCTAAGCCTCTTAAGTAGTATCTTGTTTCTAGTTGGTTGTTCAGCTAAGCCAGAGGTTATTACTCAGATTGAATATCAGGAGAAGTATGTACCTATTAGATGTATTAATACTCTACCTGTTAAGCCTGAGTACGATCCTGCTAAGCCTGAGACATTCGAAGAATTAATGAAGTATTTTTCTCATGTTGAGGACTTGCTTATTCAGTGCTATAAGGGGAATAAATAATGGGGATAAAAGGTTTACCTAGACCAAAGAGTATGCTTAAACGCATTATTGTTCTAGTGCTAGGGGGAGTTTTTATAGGGGTTTGTGGTTATGGGCTATTCTGCCTATACGATCGTATGTTCAGCAGTATGGAGACTGCCCTAACGGTATGGGCTATTACACAAGGAGTGATCAATGCCATAATCTCCCCTGCTAAACTCTTAACGGTATTTAGGACATGAGAAAAGTGGAAATACATTATTTATGGTACGTGGTATTCATAGGTACTATAGGCAGCATTATCTCTTTCTTCAAGAGTTCTCGCAAGAAATGTTTTTCTCATTTCTTTAACAGAATCCTTGACGGAGTATTTAGTGCATATATAGTCTATGAACTAGTCTTTTATTTCTGTCAAGATATGAAAGTAAGCTATGCATCTTGTGGGATTGGTGCATGGTTCGGCAGTGATGCCTTAGTTATGGTTAGAGATTTCTTTCTAGCTAAGTATGGCATAGGACCTTTCCCTAGATGTAAAGATGACTGGGATGGAAACGAGAGGAGAAGAGATTGATTTTAAACATTACTAGATTTAGAAATATACCTGATGGAACAATAGGTAAGTTTTCTTTAATGGATAAAGATAAAGTGATCATGCAAGGTTATACACTAGAACCTGCTGGTGGAGATACTACAGAGAGTGGTAGAGATAGAAGAATACCTGTAGGTGCTTATAATGTAGTATGGCATAACTCTCCTAGATTTAAGAGATCATTGCCATTACTATATAACAATCTAGTACCTAGATCTAGATATATCCTTATTCATAATGGTAATTATCCTAAGGATACTGAAGGATGTATCTTACTAGGTGATAGCTATGACAAGAATGGAGTATTTAACTCTAAGGCTACTCTAAATAAGTTTCTAGAACTTAGTTATGGATATTTAAACGAAGTAAGAATAGAGGCTGACTATGATAGAGATTGATAACATAACTGAAGCTAGATTGCTTTCTAATTTAAAAGCAGACTTTACTGCATCTAAATTACTCAGAAATGAGTTAGATCAGAAGATAGCCAGATGGAAGAGTGAGTACAATGCAGAGCCTTACGGTAATGAAGTTAATGGTAGGTCTAAACTAGTATCTAGAGATATTAAGAAACAATCAGAGTGGCAACATGCTGCATTAATTGAGCCTTTCGTATCTACTCCTGATATTATTAAAGCTAATCCAGTTACTTCTGAAGATGCTGAGATAGCACCTAAGATAGAGGTATTACTTAATACTCAATTCTGTAGGCAGTTTAGCAGATATAACTTTATGACTAAAGCTTTAAAGGTTCTAGATCAAGAAGGTACTGTAGTTATTAGAACAGGTTGGGAGTACGAAGAAAAAGTAATAGAAGTACAAGAGGATAGAGAGATACCTAATCCTGACTACCAGAGAGCTATAGAAGCTATAAATCAAGGTATGGCTGATCCTAGTATTCTTCAAAGTATAGAGCCTACTCTGATAACTAAAGTAAGGGTAAGAAAGACTAAGCCAGTTAAGAATCACCCTACAGCTATGGTATGTAGAAATGAAGATATATTCATAGATCCTACTTGTCAAGACGATATGGATAAATGTCAGTTCGTTATCTATAGATACGAGACTGATATGACTACTCTTAAGCAAGCAGGGATATATAAAAACCTAGATAAGATCAAGATACCTACAGGCTTAACTGGTACTAACGATACTGAGTATATTACTGAAGATAGCACTAGCTTTCGATTTAGTGATACAGCTAGAAAGAAAATAGTAGTACATGAATACTGGGGTAACTATGATATCAATGGTGATGACATAGCAGAGCCTATTGTATGTACTTGGATAGACAATACAATTATTAGATTAGAAGATAATCCTTTCCCTGATAAGAAGCCACCATTTTTAATAGTACCATTCTCTGCTATACCATTTAAACTATATGGAGAGTCTAATGCAGAGTTACTAAGTGATATTCAGAAGATCAAGACTGCAATCTATAGAGGCTTTATAGATAATATGGCTCTATCTAATAATGGTCAGAAGGGCATAAAGAAAGGCAGCCTTGATGAATACAATAAACAGAGATTTCTCAATGGTGAGAACTTCGAGTTTAATCACTATGCTTCAGACTTCTTTATAGGTAACTTCAACGAGCTACCTAGCTCAATATTCAACGTACTTACATTAATGAACAATGAAGCAGAGAGCATTACTGGCGTAGCTAGTTTTAATACAGGTATCAATGGAAATGCATTAGGCAGCACCGCAACATCCATCAGAGGTGCTATAGATAGTGCTAGTACTAGAAGACTAAATATAGTTAGAAATATAAGTGAAAATCTAGTTAAGCCATTGCTTAGAAAATGGTTAGCTTACGATGCTATGTTCTTAGATGAAGAATCTCAATATAGAATAACTAACGATACCTTCATATATCTAAAGAGAGATGACTTAGGAGCTAATATAGATATTGATCTAAGTATCTCTACAAGTGACGACAACAGAGCTAAAGCTCAAGAGTTAGCTTTCGTATTGCAGACTGTAGGTCCTAGTGAAGATCCTAGATTGAGAAAGATACTTATGGCTCAGATAGCTCAGCTATACAGAATGCCTGATCTCGCTAAGATGATTATGGACTATAAGCCAGAGCCTGATCCTATGGCAGAACAGATGCAACAATTACAAATGCAATTATTACAAGCTGAGATAGCTAATACTCAAGCTAAAGCTGGTGAGAATACAGTAGATCAAGATGTTAAGAGAGCTAAGGTACAAACTGAGTTAGCTAAGGCTAAGAATCTTAATTCTATGGCAGATAAGACTGACTTAGATTACGTACATCAATATAGTGGAATAAAGGAGAAGGAAGCTTTACAAAGACAGCAGTTACAAAATCAATTTAACATAGATAGAGAAACTCTGAAATTACTTCAGAGTCCTAAGCAACAATATTTATAATCTAATAAAGGGGAAAATATGGAAGAACAAGTACTAAACGAACTTGAATCTGTAGACAACAGTTACTGGGTGGAGCTAGATAAAGCTCTAAAACGATTGCTAAAAAGTGAAGACTTTAAAAAGGTTATTCTAGAAGGTTATCTAAAAGAGAAAGCCTTAAGTGGAGTAAGCTTACTAGGTAGAAGCGATGTCAAGAAACGAGGTGAAAGACCTGATGTTATTGAAGAGCTTGTATCTGTAGCTAACTTACAACAATACTTATTTACAGTTATACCATCATTAGCTGGATCAGCTCTTGCAGAGGAGAATAGATAATGACTGAAGAACAATTAAATAATCTTACTGATGAAGAACTAGAAAAGATGGTTATAGACGAGAGAGCTAATGTGGTACAAGAACCTGTTGAAGAAGCTCCTCAAGCTGTAGAAGAAGAAGTTGCTCCTGAAGTAGAAGAACCTATTACTGAAGAAGTTAGTGAGCCTATAAGTGAGGAAGTGGAACAACCTACTGAGCAAGTTGTGCAAGAGACTCCACAACCTAAGACTTATAAAATAAAAGCTAATGGTATGGAGTATGACTTTAGTGAAGACGAGCTTATACGCTTAGCTCCTAAAGCTATGGACTATACCAAGAAAATGCAGACCATTGCACCATATAGAAGAACTATAAGTGCAATCGAGCAGAATGGTATCAGTGAAGACGATATTAACCTACTTATAGATATTAAAAAGGGAAATAAAGATGCGATCTCTTCTCTTATTAAATCTAGTGGAATAGATGTTTACGATCTTCCTGAGAACGATGGGAAATATACCCCAACTAGATATGCAGAACAAGCTGAAGCTCAAAATACTCAAGATGTTATTGCAAGACTAGCTAGAGATCCAGAGTTCGAGAAAACTAAGAGTGCCTTCGAAGTACTCGATCCGCAATCTAAGCAGTACTTGTTAAGTAATACTGAGAATATCGAGGGTCTGCATGATGATGTTAAAAATGGTATATATGAGAAGGTAATGCCTGAAGCTTTAAAACTAGCGGCATTAGATGGTTATCAACAACCTGTTTTACAGTATTACTTTAAAGCAGGTCAAGATTATTTTACTAGGCAAGAGCAGATAGAAAAACAAGCTATAGCTACTAAAGCTAAAGAGGAAGCTATCAGAACAAGAGCTAAAGCTAGTGCTGCTCTACCTAGTTCTAGAGCAGATAAGAAGAGCGTTATTAATTATCTTGACGAAGACAATGATGATGAATATAACGCTTGGTATAAATCGCTCCAAAATAGATTCTAAAAGGAAAAACAATTATGGCAGTTATGGAATATAAAGACGGTAACAACTCAACAAGTGGTGCTAATACTATCCTACATTGGTACGATAGAGCTGGTATAAATGCAGCTAACGCTAAGAACGTATATGCTCAATTCGCTGATAGAAAATCTATGCCAACTAAGAGTGGTAAGAAATATAAGATTTCTAGATGGCAGCATATCTACGATAGAGATCTAAATGCAGCAGATTTTGCTAAATATGGTTTCTTGTCAAGCAGAAACGTAGAAGATGTTACTAATGGTCTTAATCAAGCAAAGTTACCAGAGGGCAGTGGTGCTAGAAATCAAGTAACTTTTCAGAAAGTAACTATGGAAACTACTTGTGCAAGCTATGGTGAAATGATTGAGTATACTGATGAAGTAGAACTATTCAGTGAAGACGTTATGCAAACTAGGTATCGTGAAGAGCTAGGAGCTTTAGCTAACGTTAGAAATGAAGACTTAATTCAATTAGATATGCTTGGTACAGGTAACGTACTTTACTCTGGTCTAGCTACTAACCTATCTACAATGGGTAATGGTATCACTGCTGGTGGTACACTAGATGACCAATACAGGATAAGCTACGACCTTCTAAGAAGAGCTGTTAAGAAGCTCGTTAGAAATAGAGCTGAGAAGAATACAGAGATAGTTACAGGATCTAATAAGATCGATACTAGAACTGTAAATAGAGCTTACTATGCAATTATCGGACCAGAGGTTAAGTTCGATCTAGAGAATACTACTAGAGGTAAGAACAATACTGAAGAGTTTGCATATATCCCAGCTTATAAATATGCTGATGCTAGTAACCTAGCTGAAGGTGAAGTAGGTGCTATGCATGAGGTTAGATTTATTGAGAGTGAGACAGCTGTAGTATATCGTGGTAAAGGTGCTACTGTACCTGCTGGCTATACTGGTACATTGTCTTACACTGGTGCTGCTGGTACAGGTAAGTTCGATGTATTCCCTATCTTGTTCCCAACTAAAGGTGCATTCGCTACTGTAGGTCTTAAAGGACAAGACAAGATTACATTTAGATCTCAAGATCCTAAACAAACTGAGTTGAGCAATCCTTATGGCACTAAAGGCTTCTTTAGTTATCGCTTCTGGTATGCAGGTATTATCTTGCAAGAAGAGAAACTATTGAAAACTCTAGTTTTAGCAAGTGCTTAATAACTTTTATCCCCTATAACTAGGGGATAACTTAAATCTAAATAAAGGATAAATTATGGCTAAGAAAAAAGATGAGAATATCGAAATCGAAAACAATGAAGAAGTTGAGACTTCTGAAGTAGAAGAGGTTACTAACCTACAAGCACTTGTAGCAAGTGTTAAGAAAGAAGCTTTTAAAACTAGAGTAGTGACTATTACATCTAACGATAAGAGAGATAATGATGTAACTAATGCAGTTATGCTAACTTGTGAAAATCAATTCTTTAGCTTATCTAAAGTAGTGCCTTTAAATGTACCAGTAGAGTTAGAGCAATGTCTCATAGACTCTGCTAAGGACGTTAGAATACCTATCCATAGTGATGAAGTCATTAATGGTAGAAGAACAGGCAATGCTAAAGTAGAACTAGTTAATAAATATAATATCAGCTACGAGGACTAATCAATGGCTAAGACTAAAGTGAAGATCACAACTGACTATAAGAATGTAAAGGTAGAGCCTAATGACATCACTTCAGGTGAAGTATTATCTAAAGAGTTCTATGGTGAGAACAGACTTCAATGGTTAGGTGAAGGAGCTTTCGATGTCTTAATGCATGCTATTGATGAAAACCTACGTATTCAATACGATAATGGTAGGATATTGGGCGATACATACGCCCAAGCCTACATTCAATTAGTTTCAGCTGCAATAGACAAGTCTGTTAATCTAGCTATAGCTAATGCAGAACTAAAACTAAAGATAGCAGAACTAGAACTAAAAGAAAATCAAGCTGATGAAGATGAAGCTCTCAATAAACTAAAACAAGAGCAGTTAAGAGCACAAACTAAAGTATACGATAGACAGATCGAAGGCTTTAGTGATAACTTAAAACTAAAACTACTTCAATCTCAGCTAGAGTCTTTCTCAATGATATTCGCCTCTGGTATGCTAGATTTCAATGAGAATGCAGCAGCATTCCCTAAAGCATTAAAAGCAT